AATAAGTCAGCAAACTATCCATACCACAATAAAGCATTAATTTATTTATATCACATTCTTTGATTTGATTAAATGCGTGCGATGATTTTTCAGAACTTTTTAAATAAGAAGATATCTCATTTTCATAACCTTTAATTCCAAAATTAATATATGATTGGACTTTTAAACCTGTTATGCCACGACCATTATCAAGTACATGTGCTGCAATCATTGTATCCCAATACCAATTTTTTGTTTTTGCTTTTAAAATATTTTCAAACCATTTGTTTTCAAATTTTAAATTATGAGCTATCTTTTTTATTTTTTTATTTGTTAATACTTTTTTTAATTCAAATAAAAATTCTTTATCTTCAAAAACAGGAAAAACTTTTGTACATAAAGTATTTACTGTAATAGAAATACATATTATTTCATGTCCTTTTACATAAGGTTTTAATCCAGTTGTTTCTATATCAATTGATATAATAGATTCATCAAAAACATTTAGGCCCTGTAAAAAAATAATAGCTGGAAAAGGTTGATTAATAATTTCAATGTTATCCTGTATATTAGAATAAATTGGAAATTCTCTTTCATCTTCAATAGCAAATAATAAATTTTGTTTAAATTGTTTTTTTAATAAAAAATCATTTTCATTTCTAAGTAAAAAAGATGGATGATACATTGGATAAATCCAACATCCCAATTCCTGATCTGGAATAGATGTTCCAACAAATTTTTCAATTAATGTTTCTCCTGTCAAAGATTCTAGTGCTGTACTTCCCAAAATTATTATTTTATCAGGTTTTTTAGTCTTTATAAAAGCCATTAATTTTTTTCTACAGCATTTTATTTCTAATTTATTTGGTTTTCTATTTCCAGGGGGTCTACATATAACAGCATTTGTTTTCCAAAAATCTTTGTCTAAATTATATCCACCAGATTGCAATGCTTCTCTTAACAATTGTCCTGATTCACCAACCATTTGTTTTCCCAGTTGATCTTCTTTTTTTCCAGGGGCTTCAGCTACAATCAAAATATTTAATCCACCTTTTCCAGTTGGTAGCATTTTTGGACTATTACATTGTCTATATAATCCACAACTTTCACAATTATATTCTTTAATTTTTTTTGCTTTTTCTTTTTTTATTATTTCTTCTTCATAAAAAAATCCTTTCATCAACAATTCCCCTGATAGAGAGATATAACATGTTTATAATTATTAGAAATAAACATAATATAAGAATTATTATAAACAAACTCCAATGAGTTTTTTAAAATTTCTTTAAGAAAAATAGGATTTATTTCAAAATTTATTTCCTGTAAATTATCTGTTTTAAATTTTGTTTTTATAGTACCTATTTGATTTTGTGTTTTGCAATATATATAACCATCTTTAATTACAATATTAATTCTTTTATCAAAATCATAATCCCCACTAGCTAATACAGAAACCAATTCAACATTATCTATAAATTTTTCAGGTAATGTTATTTTTTCACCTTTCAAACTAAAAAAAGAAGAGGTATCAGGAAAATCAACACACAATTCTCTCATACCAAAAACATAAAAACAATCTTCATCTGATAAAAAAAGCCATCCATTACTTTTAGCATATAAATATAATTTTATTTTCAAAGAAAGCAATTCAGCCACAGAGAAAAAAGGTAACATCAATTCATCTTTAATAGTTTTATTCATAATAAATTTACTGATTCTAAAATTATCAGATGATTCTATTATATCATTTTTCACATGAATACATGTAAATGCAGGCTTTGTTATTTCCTTTGAAGTACTGAAAACATTTAAAGAAAGTCCTTTATAAAAATTAGTTGGGAATTTTTTCCATTTTTGTGGTATTAATTCCATTGTTTTTTCTATCAATGATATGTCGACTAATAAACAATTAATTTCAATTTGAATATTTTTACCCGTTATTTTTAATTGTTCTTTTTCTTTTTCAATTTTTATTTTTTCCTGCTGTATATTATATATAATTTTATAAAACTCTTTCGCAGACACGATGCATTTAAAATCTGTTTTTATTTTAATAGCAAAAAAAGTTTTATCATTATAAGCTACCAAATAATCTCCGGTAAAAAAAAATGTATTACTAACATCAAGTATATTTTTCCATCCTATAGCTGTATTTTTAACAAGATCTAATTTTTCTAATAATTCTTTTTTATTTATTTTCATATATACCTCAATCGAATAATCCTTTTTGTGTTTTTTTAATAAAAATTTCTGGTATTTGTTTTGACAATTCCTCATAATAACAAATATTAATTTTCATTCTTTCTAATGATCCTTTTGTAGTTCCTTCACAAATTAAATCATAATTACCATTATATTTTTTTAAAAAACTCTTAATTTTTTTTATTGAAAAGTCTGTTTTCCATTTATTTTTATTATATAATTTGATTTTATTACTTACTACTAATGCTCCCCAAGGTGTAACTATTTCCCCATATCTTGCCAGAATATGCCAAGAACACGCATCAACACTTCTCCAAGGGTATCTCAATAAAACTTTTTTGCTTTGTATACCAAATCCATGAAAACCTATTTTTTTCTTTTCTGGATATTTAGAAAATATTGTATCCAACCAAGTTAGTTTAATATTATTATTACGAATAATATTTCCCATTCCTCCAAGACCAATATAATCCGTCTGACGTATATAATATTCTAATACATCAAAAGATTCCCCATAATGAAAAACTGGCATTGGATTTAATTTTTCTTTTTTCATAATTTTGTAATTCTCAATACTTTTTTCTTGAGAATTTATATCATCTAATGAAACATAAACATTAAATTCTTTTTTATGTTTATTAAGAAAATCAATATAAGCATATAAATCTATATTAATTCCTTTCGACCATGCAGAATATGCACCAGAATCCAAAAACAATAAATCACATTGTTCTGGTTTTTCAATTGGTTTATTATAATTTTTTAATTCGTAATAAGATTTTAATAAACCAATTGAAAAACCAGAACAATTTAAAAAACTATAATCACTCAAAGAAGATGAATAATAAATCTTCATTTACACAGCCTTCCTTTATTATAATCTTCATAAATCTGCATAACATATTTCTCTTCTTCAATTCCTCTTCTATATGTTTTATCAAGAATTTTTGGAATTACATTTTTTTTCATATAAGAAATTGGTTTAGTATGTTTAATAAAACCAATACTAGCAAAAGTAACCCACTTTCTAAAACAAGCCTTACAATCCCAACATTCATTTCCATTTATATCTGGAGAATAACAAGAAAAACTTTTTGTATAAACTTCCTTTATATCTCCCCCACCTTTCAAATATAATTTTAATAAATCTAATTTTGTATAATTTTTATATGTACTATCTATACTAATATTTCTTGGTTTATTTAACCACCATTGTTTTTGATATAAATATAAAAGAATATTTTCCATTTTTGAAAAAAATTCAAAAGATTTATCTAAAACTCTATCCCCAGCAGTTGCACCTAAACAAATATTATTTCCATAATAACTAGCTATCGCAATAAAATACATATTTCTCAGTGGTATAATCATATCATCTCTTTCAAATTTAGATAAATCTAATGTTTCAATTATAACATCTTTAGACAATCTTTGTTTTTCATATTCAGAATATTTTCCTTTAATATCTATATACAATTTTATATCTGGTTTCCATAAAGAAGATATAATATATGAATCCATACCCCCACTGTACAACAACACTTTTTTCTCTAAATTTTCCATGTAAGTCCTCCAGCATTTTTATCATTTATATAAATATCAGCTCTTATTTCATCCATAACAAGAGCATGATATTTTATATTTTTCTCAGATAATTCTATTTCAGTTTGTTTTCTAATAGAGGAACTTCTTGAAGTAAAAATAACAATAAAATTATTTGGATATTCATATAAATTATTTACAATATCCGGATAAAGTAAAGCTGTTCCATCTAAATCAATACTAATTACTTTCATTTTTATTTCCCAATTAACATTAATAATTCTTCTCTTGTTTTTGCATTATTCATAAAAGCACCTTTTAACGAAGATGTAGTCATAACAGAATTTTGCTTTTGTACTCCTCTCATCAACATACACAAATGCTGAGCCTCAATTATACAAGCGGCTGCTTTTGGTTTCAATTCCTTCATTAATAAATTTGTGACTTGATTACCAAGTCTCTCTTGTATCTGAGCACGTCTGGCATAAATATCTAAAATACGTGCTAATTTAGAGATACCAATTACTTTTTTTTCAGGGATATATGCAATATGAGCTTTACCAAAAAAAGGAAGTAAATGATGCTCACACATGCTATACACTTCGATATTTTTTAAAAGAACAATTTCATTATATCCCTCAGCAGCAAAAGTTGTTATTAATTTTTTTGGATCTTGTTTATAACCTGAAAAAAGAAAATCCCATGATTTTACAACTCTTTTTGGTGTATCTTTTAAACCCTCTCTTTCACTATCTTCATTTATATATTGTAATTGACGAACAACAATATCTTCTATTAATTTACTCATTTATAATACCTTTTCGTTTTAAAAAATTTAAATGTAAATTAATTCTATTTTTAGAAGTAATCTTATTTTTTTTATATTTTTCACTAAAAGAATTTATCATCTTTTCTAAAGAAATATTTTTAAGAATAAGATTATTAATATAATCTGCTTGACTTCCTTTTTTACAAACATATTCTTTTTTACTTTCTTTTTTACTTTCTTTTTTACTTTCTTTTTTACTTTCTTTTTTACTTTCTTTTGGTTCTTCTTTTTTAATTTCTTTTGGTTCTTCTTTTATTGAAACAACTTTTTTTGGTTTTTCCTTTTCTTTGATAATTTTTATTTTTGCTGGAATATCCAATTCAAGTTCTTGTAAAACATCAAAAGTAATTTGCCTTAACTTGTCGCCATCTTCTAAAACAGCAGCTGCTTCAATTACTTCGTCTCGTATAATCTCAACATCACATTTTTCTAATTCATCAATTGAAATATCAAAATCAATAAAACCAGATAAATCTTTTGCAGCTTCCATTAAACATTCTTTTGTTACCATTTTTTTCTCCTTGTCTTTTATTTAAAATTAATTAATTTATGAATTTGAACATTAAATATAATATCATAAATTTTATTTTCTTGTAATAAAGTAAATAATTTTTTATAACTCATTATTTTCGTGTTAGCGCTAACAGCTATTTGTGCCAAAGAATATTCTTTTATTATTTTATACGTATTAACAAAACAATAAAAATCTATTTCGTCACTAATGACAAATTTAATAATATCTTGTTTAGATAAATCTTTGTATAAAAAATTTATTTCATTGATATTTACATTTGATGAAGGTAATTTATAGTCTACTACAAAGTAAATTTTATCATTTCTCTTATCATTTCTCATTAAAAACATAGATTTTACTGTTCCATTTGTTTCTACTATTATTTTATAATAAAAATTATTTTTCTCTAACAAAATAATAATATCTGAAATTTCTTTTTCATATAGTAAAGGTTCTCCCCCTGTAAAAACTATTACATGATTTTTCATAGATATAATTTTTTTTACTATTTGTTCAACAGTAATAATTTCACCACTCTCTTTTTCTCTTGCATACAAAGTGTCGCAGTAAGGACATTTTAAATTACAACCAGCAAATCTGACAAAAGTAGAACGTACACCCTGTGAAATTCCATTTACTTCTCCATTTATACTATCAAATATTTCAAATATTTTCATTTAATTTCCTCAGACCACTCACAATATGAATTACTTGTTTCATATAATCTTACTCTAAATAATTTTATATTTTCTTCTTTACCAAATAAAAATTTTTTTAATTTATCTATAATATACAAAACCATATTTTCACATGTGGGATTTTCTGGAAATATATTATTAAGACAATTATGATCAAATATATCAATTATATTTTCCTGTACAACTTTTTTTAACTTTTTAAAATCAAACAACATACCATTTTGTAATTCTCTTTCCAAAACATCTGAACAAGTTCCTAATACACCTATAGTTACTTCCAGCTTAAATGTATGGCCATGTAAATTAAAACAATTTCCTTGATAATTTTTTAAAAAATGAGCTGCTTCAAATTCAAATTTTTTTGTTACGGTTAACATTTTTCACCTCTTTATCATATATTTATATTATATATTTATATGATATATTTATATTATATATTTTTAACACAAAATAATTAAACTTTTTTTAAAAAATTACATCTTTTTTCCAGCGACTATCCAAATATGCTTTTCCAATTCCATATTGATAAGTAACTACAACTTCATCATCAACAAAAAACTCTTCTTCACGTGCAGATAACATACTCATACGCATGACACAATTTCTTTTATCTTCTTTGGTTTGATTCAAAGTAATCATGTGTGTTACATGTGCAAGTTTTCTAATATCTTCTGCCACACCTTCCTCATCAATGTCTTTTGAAAATGTTCCTCTATTACCCTGACTAGCCGTTACTACAACGCCGTTTATTTCTTGCGCTAACCCACGAGCTACTGCCCATGTCTCATCTATTCTATGTCTAATATCTTTTGATGAAAAAGGCTCTGGAGCTAGTATGTCCAAATAATCTATTACAACAACATCGGGATAAAACTTTTTATAATGTGCTAAATTATTTATTTCATTTTTTATACCTGCTATATTAATACCACGTGTAGGATAACACACAAGATTTAATCCACCGCCTTTAATTAATGTATCCAACTTTTTTATTTTTCGTATTACGCCACTTACTTTCAAACCTTTTCTTTTCACTGTTTTAAAATCCAAATTATTTTCATTAAAGTAAGGAATTGTAATCTCATCTTTTTGTTTTTTACTTTCACCTAAAAAATTTTGATAAAATCTTTGTAATAATTGTTTCATAGGCATTTCCATAGAAATAAATAAAACTTTGAGTTGAAGCAATGAAGCCCTTACAGCAAAATTAATCAAGTGCCAGGATTTTCCGCGTTTCATTGGAGCTATGTAACTAACAAAATCAGCCCTATGTATTGGTCCAACCATTTGTCCCAATACTCCTGGAAAAGTAAAAATTTCATTTTCCTCTTCTAATAATTTTAAAATAATTTTTTTATCATCTTTTAAAATATCAATATAATCATGACCAAGTCTTTCTACTCTACAATGAGAAGCCACAATTGATTCAGCTTTATCAATTTTATTATCAACCAAACAAACATCAATAGTATCTTTAAGTAATTCTAAATTACACTTTTTTAAATATTTTTCTGTGTTATCAATTAAATACTGTTCATTAAAATTTTCAAAATCTGCATATTTTTTATTTAAATCCATTAAAAACTTTTCAATCAATTCCACTAATTCATCATTTATTTTATTCTCAATTGTTTTTAACTTAAATATTTTTTCAATATCTGTGTAGGGAGCTTTTCCATATTGGGCATAATATTCTAAACACCACTTGGAAATAATTTTTGTGTAATTAATTTTCAAATATTTTACATCAAAAATAGGTGTTATTTCTTTTATAAATCTATTGCTAACTATAAAACCAATAACAATTTCTTTTTCTGCTTCAACATCAATTTTGTTCCTGATTAATTTCATTCGTGTTTTCTCCAATACCTGTTTTTGCTAAATCAATTATTGCTCTTTCCCTAAACTCCTCTTGTTTGCCCTTATTCCATTGTGCAACAGGACGCATATACCCCACAACTCTTGAATAAACTTCACATAGAACTGCTTTTTTTTGATCTTCTTTCACATTTAAATTATTATTTTCCATAACATCTCTCCTTTTCATATCTTTTTATTCCAAAATCAACTTTTCTTATTTTACACATTCGACCTGATCCATCAGTTGAATAAAAAACAATGCCCTCAATATTATTTTTACTTGAAGATAAAAAATTTTTTAATCCTTCAAAAGAAAAATCTGATATATTTAAATATTCTGACCCATGTAAAATAAGTTTATGACCTTTAATTTTTTCTGGATTTCCTTGCACCTTTTCTCCGCATAATTCATACGTCCCATTTTGTTTACATTCTAAATTATCAAAAGCCTCAAAATGATATTTATCTTGAGAATTATTTCTATCGCATAAAATCCAATGTGGCCAATGACCGCTTTTCATATCTGGTTCTTGACAAGAAATTGCACCATCTGGAACTTTTTTAAATTTACCTGTTTTTTTATTTTTCTTTACATCATATCTTTTATAAAGTTGAAAATCTTTTATCATACAAGCTGTTCCATCAAATTTTCGAGTAGGCAAACCGCAATTCAAAACCCATCTATTTTCAGGATTTATTTCACTTACAACTCTACCAAGATCATTTGGATCTTTTTTAAAAAAAGTACTCATTTTTTTCATCTTTTTTTGCCTCAATTCTCCTGCAACTTTCATTATAACTTCTTAGTATTTCTTTTTTTTCTCCTTCATTTGGTTCTAAAATAAAATCATATTCTTTTTTAATATGATTTTTAAAATCCTGCCACGGCCTTCCTTTCATCAGTCCAGGAAATAACTGACTTTGTTTTTTAAGCCATTCGATGTGTATATCAAAAAATACTTCTTGACGTCTACTGCTCCCAAGATAACTGCTAAATGATCTGTGTCTGTAGCATGGTTCAATATCAGAAAAAATTATTTGTACTTTAGTATAAAATTCATTAAACATTTTTACAAATTTCTGGTCATTTATAGCAAATAATTTTTTATACTTATCATAAATTATAATATTTTTAGGTTTTTGTTTTTTATCTGCATTTAATAATTTAGGTGTATTATTCATATACATCAGAAAAAAAGATTTTTGACTAATTTTATTATAAATAATAATATCTAAATCTTTAGTTAATTTTGTTTTATCATAGGGCCAATATTTGTTCTCATAAATTAAATTAATTTTTTCTAAAATGATTTTAATATTTTCATCTGTCCATTTTATTTTTAGGTCTTTTTTTGTTATTTTATTTTTATTTAAAAAATTTTCATCAAAATGATATTTATAAAAATTACCTTTTCTTAGATCATTTAATAATTTATTAATTCTTTTATGAATTTTAGATGAGTCTTTATGTTTTCTTGTATTACTTAATTTATTCCAAAACATAGTTATTTCATCTATTTTTATTAAATTTTTATTAGCTGATTTTATTAAATTTTTATTAGCTGATTTTATTAAATTTTTATTAGCTGATTTTATTAAATTTTTATTAGCTGATTTTATTAAATTTTTATTAGCTGAAGAGTTTTGTGACTCGATAGAGTCACTTATTTCTTCGTTTAAGCATTTTACTTTCTCGTTTAAGCATTTACGTCTTAAAACCGGACTCCGTTTTTTCGGTACTCCGGCAGAGCTTGTTTTTGTCTTAACCACAATATAATTACCATTAAATTTACCTTTTTCATCTTTTTTTTGTACGGTTTCAATTAATCCTAATTCATGTAATAAATTTTTTGCTTGTATTAATTTATCTCTGCCCCAACACAAGCCTTTTTTTAAATATGTATTATTAGCATATACACTATTTGTTTTTTGTAGTCTGGCAGTAAAAATTAAATGACTATAAAGTTGGTATGCATCAATTCCAATTTTACCGTAGCTTAAAAATAATTTATATTTTTCCACAGTTATGAAAATAATATCATCATCCATTTCCACGGATATATTAGAAATATCTCTTTTTTGTTTCATTGTTTTTCTCCTGTAATATACTTGTGTTTAATGAGTTCTTTTAATGCAGATTCTGTACTTGCTTTTCCATCACTGGATATTTTCTTCAAATCTTCGACTTTAATTTTTAAATTATCTGGTAAACTAAATAAATATAATAGCAGTCCTTTTGCTTTCCAGGATAAATTTTTGTTGTTTAGGAATTGATTATTTACTAATGTGTGGGGATTGTTTTTGTTGGATCTAATTATCATAATTTTCTCCTTTTTTTGAGCAATTTAAAATAAGTATTTTTTCAAAAGTTCTTGATTTATAACAATTTTAAAGCATCTTTTTGCAGGCATTCCGTATCTACGATATTTAATTAAACCAAGTAAACCAAGATTTTTAATAGTTTTTCTTTGCTGTGAATCAGATAGAGTGGTATCTTGTTGCATATTTTCTACTGTATTAAAAAAATAACCATACTTGTTTAGTTGGTTATTTTTACTGAAATACAAATATTTAGATAATAATTCAGAATAGAGTATAGTTTCATGTAGCCCTATATTTCTTGCTAATTTTTTATTACATATAATATTGTCATCTGATTTTAACAATTCAATAAGTGTTTGCATTAATTTTCTCTATATCATTATTTATGTAGAAATAAAAAAGAGGACAACCATCATACCACTTTTTCAAGTGCAACCTCGTATAACAATCATCCTCTTTTTTTTAGAAAAAACACGGGAAAGAGGTTGTGCATCCTGTGTTTTCTATTATTTATACTACTAATATAATATAATATTATAAAAAAGTAAAGTATTTTTTTACTTTTTTTTTAATTAAAAAATTTTTATTTTATTACTTCTTTGATTTTTATTATAAAATTTTTATGTTTAGCCAGAGCGATATTTTTTTTAATACTGGCATGTAAACCTCTGAATATTTCAAAAAATTCTTTTTCTTTTTGTCTGATATAAATCTTTTTTTTCTTATTCATTTTATACCACTCTTTTAATAAATTATTTTTAGAGTCTGGCCCCTGTTAGAGCAGGTCAGACGGAAATTATGACCTATCTCATCAGTGCCAGTAGGTCAGGTCTGGCAGACTAGCCAGTTACGGCTAGTTTCGATATTGTTATTCAAGATAATAACCAGTTAATTCAAAAAATAAATTTTTATTGTCATTTCTAAATGCTTTATATGCGTCCCAAGAAATTTCAATTTGTTTAAAATAATTATTAAAATCTTTTCTGGCTTCTGTTATCGTTGGTAATTCATACCCACAAATTCCCTGATGACACTCAATTTTCATCCTCTGTTCAAGAAAATATTTTTTTTGTTCAGCGATATCTTTTAAGCCAATAGCATACAGAATATTCTCATTATTTATCAACACTTTTACTGTTCTTTTTGTAGTCATAATTTCCTCTCCCGCCCGAAGGCTTATTTATTTCTTATTAACTAATACTAATATAATGTATAAAGTAAAAAAAGTCAAGTTATTTTTACTTTTTTTTAATTAAAAAATTATTTTTTTTAAATAGTTTATATTGCTTTGACTTAAATTTTCACAAGGATCACCTAACATTCCTTGTATTTGTAATATTTCTACATCCATAAAAGGACATAATAAAGTCCCTAATTTTTTGGCTTTTTCTTGTGCCTGTTTTTCTCCAAAGTCAAATAAAATATGAACCCTGGATAAATTTTTGACAAGAAAATTCACTTGCTGCATAGTAAATGAAGTACCAAACATTGCAATAGCTCCAGCACCAATTCTCCAAACATCAGTAACACCTTCAACAATTATTGCCACACCATCTTTTATTTTATCAATTCCATAGCAGATATGTTTGTGCTGCATTATTTCATTTTCTTTTTTACAAGCTTTATATTTTAGTTCAGCTTTTCCTGTTATATCCCGGGCTTGATAACTAACAATTTTATTTTTGTATAGTATGGGTATAATAATTCTATGTGAATATTCTCCTACACTATCCGTACCCATCAAATTCCATTCTTTTTCAAGATATTCTGCGTCAAAATTTCTATTGCGCAAATATTTTTTATGTGACTTTTTCATTAGAATTGTTTCTGGTGGAAATTTAATTTTTGATGCGTGTCTTTTTTTCTTTGTACTTATTTTATTTATTACATCATATTCGCATATAAGTGAATATGCTTCATTTTTACTCACTCCTATTAATTCTTGTATGACTTCATATAGTGGATGCCAACCGCATTTCCAGCAATAATAATAAGCATTCTCTAAATTAAAACCTCCATGATTTGTTGTGTCATCACATTCAGGAAATGGACACTTAATATTTACCCAGCCTTCTTGCGTATTTTTAATTCTATCAGGTATATTGATATTATAATCCATACAAAATTGTTTTGCATCAAACATAATTAACTCCTATTTTTTAAAACTCCTTTTATTTTACTTCAAAATATTCACAAAGTCCTTCGTAATCCATTTATATTATTTATATTATTTGGCATAGGATCATGAATACATTCAGGACATGCACCAAAAATTTCGCTATAATTATCTCTATAAAATTTACATCTCCATGTTTTGCACCCCAAATTTTCTACCCTTTCCCAATTATTAAAATGTGTTTTTTCAAAAGTACTACTTTTACCTCTCTTTTATTTTTCTAATTTTATATCACCATCATTTATTATGTCTATATTATTTATTTTTTTCCGTATGTTTTCAGCAACTTTTTCTTCAACAGTATCTCGGCAAAAAATAAGTATTTGTGTAACTTTTTCAGCAACAGTTCCTTCACGTCTTATTCTACCAAGTACCTGTTTCAGATTTTTTGCACTTTCAGGAATATTTATTATACTTATTCTCGGGTGCTCTCCCGTCATATCGTGTAGAGAAATAGACTCCCCACCTGCACGATTATTTAGTATTATTATTTTTTCTTTGTTTGATTGAAAATCTTTGATATTTTTATCTTTATCTATTTTTTTCATACTACCTTTTACTATACAACTTGTTTTTAATTTTTTTTGTATCTGTACAATTGTTTCAGTAAAATTAACAAAGATAGGCACACTATAGCCTTGTTTAATTAGATCTTTTACTAATTCAATTATTGTATTTATTTTATGTAATTCTATTTCTTGTCTGGCCTGTATTCGTTTTGTTATTTCCAGGATATTGCTTAATTCATCATATTTTTCTTGTATTTGCTTAGCTTCCTTCATATCATATATTTCACTTATAATATTATTGGCTGGAAAATTTGGAATATTTTCGACTCTCATTCTATGCCCTTTGCCTGGAAAAATATCATCATGTATTTTTATCAGATTTTCTTTTGTTGCATTAAATTCCATTCCCCAATGACCTTGTTTAATACCCCTGCTGTATCCCCAAGAAATAAATCCCATCCAATTTGAAAATATTTTAAGCACAAGGCCTATATTATACATTTGTAAAGCGTTGTCTGTTATTGTAGCAGACAAGCCCAAAACTTTGCTTGGTATATTTATGCACGCCCTTAGCATTTTTCCATTTAGTGTTCTATAGTTTCCGCAACGATGAATTTCATCAAATATTATTATATGTTTTTCGTTTGTATTCCATTTATATTTCACATATTTTTTCTTTTTTATTATTCCATTTTTAACTGTGTTTTTATAACTTTCTGTTTTTTGCAAATACTTTATATTACCCCGCTGAAATTGTTCATAATTACTGGCAAAAATATCGACTCCAAATTTTTCAGCAAGTTCCTTCCAAGTTGTTATGCTTGCAATAGGAACTAAGGCAATAATTTTTAATTTTAAAAATTTTGCAATAGCTATTGCCGAATATGTTTTTCCTGTTCCGGTATCACTTCCATCCAAACCAGTATTATTTTTTTGTAGTACTGGGATTAATTTATTGATGTGTTTGTTTTGATATTCTCTCAGTAAATCACTGTTATAATTTATTATGGGAAAAACCTGTTTTTTAATTGTTTTTATTTTTTCCCAATATTTTATAATCTCATTGGCAAGAGAAAATTTTAAATCAGATAAAAATTTAATACTTTTTTCATTACAAGGAACTGACCAATATTTTTTTGATTGATTATAGTTTCCGCCAAAAGATTTAAATTTATTAATTATGCGAAAAAATTTATCCCTGTTTTTTTCGGTGAAATAAATTTTTATTTTATTTTTTTTTAATTCAGCTTTTCTCATTTCCAATTCTCCAGATATATTTCTATTTCATTAAAACAATTAAAAATGTCTGTATATTTCCAACCCTGTTTTCTCAGATATATAGTTATTTGTTTTTTATTTATTTTATTTATTTCTTTTACTTCTTTTGTACTTGGATAACAAATTAATTTTAAAATTTGCTTTGCTTTTTTGCTAATATTTTTTATAAAATCTGCGAATAAAATTGCTTCTTGATTTTTATCATAATAGTTATAATTATTTAATAAAACAGCAGGTAATGATATTTCTTTTTTTATTCTATTATTTTTATTTTTGACATAAGAAAATAAGCCCCAATCCAATTGTTTCCATAGAAAAGTAGAAAAAGAAATATTTTTTGAATCATTTGAAAAACTGTAATAACTCTCACAAAAAATTAAATTTGCTTGCGCTATTAGTTCGTCTTTTTCTATGTATTTATATTTTTTATAAAATTTATTGGTTTTTAAAAAAACCATATTTTGATAATTATTGTATGTACTATTATCTAATTGATTTTGCATCGTGTTTTCTCCTTTTGTTTTTAATAATTAATTCTCTTATAATCATTTTCCCCTATCCAGGAGTCCGGCCCCTATGTTAGCAGACCGGACAGGAAATTATGAGACCTTAAATATTAATCTTTCTAATTTTTGCCATCCATAAGCATTTTCTTCTTTTAGGATTGATAATAATTTGTCTGCTTTTATTTTTATCTTTGAATTAAACTCATGCTTATGTAGCCAGTTGTTTATTCCAGCAGAACAAGCACCAGTTATTTTTTTGTACATAGAAATAGTTATTAAAGTATCTTTTTTGACATTTTCAATATCTGTTTTAGCCTTTCTTTCCAAACCTTTGATTGCTATAGCAAAAGACTTTTCGCTATGATAAGAATATTTTTCATTTTCCGCAATAAACATAGGAACCAGGGTAAATTTAATTTTTCCATCAATTTTTTTTCTTAGAATAGAAACAGCTTCAATTAAAATATAATCTTCTTTTTCAGTTATCTGTTTTATTTCTGCGTTTACAATTCCATCAATGGCAATATATTTTCGATAATTATATTTGAAATTTGATAAATTGATATTAAAAACAGATGTTTTAAAATTTTTTGGAAACCGATATGATTTTGCGTAATAATCCCAATCAGCATACTCATTTATTTCAAAAGAAAACGCACCACTATTTATTACTCTTGCTCCATCATTTGTATTTACTATTATGTTCAATTCATTAGTAAATAATTCTTTTTTTCTTGCATCAAGTCTCTCTCTCATAGACAAATGTTCGCTTTTTTCTTTTACGCTGGCGCGTATTTGTTTTTTAGAACAAATTTGATATTCTTTTAGCTTTAAAAAGTCTTTGTAATTTTTAATAGTTTTAAATTCTTTTTTGTAATCAAACGTTGCATTTTTTGCATTTAAATTCCCTTTGTAAAAAACCTTGTAATCTTCATACATTTTTTTAGTCATTTTTGTTGTAGTCATAATTTCCTCTCCCGCCCGAAGGCTTATTTATTTCTTATTAACTTAAATTGCTTTGGCTATAATGAAATCTTTTTTAACTTCTTCTACATTTAAATTTAATTTAAATTCTTTGTTTTTTACTCGCCTTGCTTTCCCATCTATTTTTAATAAATAATAAGGATGCTGACAATTTACATATTTTACATCCTCTTCTTTCAAATAAATTAAACAACGAGTATTTTTATATTCTCCATCAATTGTAATTATTTTATCATTTCCCGTAATAGGATTGCTGGGATTACTGGTAAATTTTATCAATACAGGAATTTGAAAGTCTGCTGCTAATTTATTTTTTTCTATTTCCATTTTTTCGAATTCGATTTTAACAGTTTCTTTTTCAGCTTCTTCTTTAGAAATTAAATTTTTAATTGTTTCAGTTTTTTCCAAAATTATTTTTAATTCGTTTGAAGAATTATTTTGATATAGCCATTCAAGGTATTGGCTGTCAATATTCTCAATTTCAAAAACCGTCATTCCAGCGTGTTTTCCAAAAGGAATTATATCGTTTTGATATACTACACAAATTTTATAGAAAGAATGATCCTGGCCCCTTAATTCGTCGTCAATTTTTAATTCTGGATATAAACTTTTTACAGTATCGATTTCAAAAGAAATATTTTTTATGTACTGATAATGAGTTCTAACACCAGCAAAAAAGCTATTTCCCAAAACACCTTTTGAGTATACATCTTCATCCTGGATATGCCAAAGAGTATAAAATTTATTTGTAAATCCAACAATATAAAAATTCCTTAATTCAGTCATAATTTCCTCTCTTTTTCTTTAATTTCTTATTAACTAATACTAATATACTATAAAAGTAAAAAAAGTCAAGTTATTTTTACCCTTTTTTACACTTTTTTAAAAAAATTATTTTTTATTTGCGTAAAATATAGTATAATATATAGTATAGGAGAAAAAATAATGGCATATAAATACAGAATATTTTTTAAAAAACAAAGCGATAAACCCACGGAAAAATCTTGTGAAATGGAAGAAATTATTGTCAAGGATTTTAATGCTGCAACACATAACGCCAATACCACAGCAAAAATAAAAAATTATAGAGTAGCTATGATTGCAGAATTACCTGAAATAATAAAATAATGATAAAAACAATAAAAGGAAGGATTGGCAAATTGAAGCATTTAAAAGTAAATGATATTTATGCGTTTAAAAAATTATTGATTTCTTATTTTAAAAAATTTAATAAAATGCCTGGCCTGGCCTGGCTAAGAAACAAAACAAATTTTGACAAAAATAAAATATATGAGTTGACAAGACAATTAAGAAAAGAAAAATTTTTACTAATAAAAAATGAAAAATTAATAATAAATCCTGATATTGCTCTGGACAAACCCCGACGAAAAGTATTTCCACAATTCAAAAAAATAAATGATAAAAATTTTATCACTCCTTTTTCATTGGAAAAATTAAAAAAGAATGCACATCAATTATTTTCATTTAAAGAAATAAACAAAAAAAAATTAAATACAAATAACTGGATTATAGTTTTAAGATATATATTACTAACAATAGGTGTTGGAGCAACCTACATGAGTATTTATTACTCAGACAATTGGTTACGAGAATTTTTAAATCCTTTTCGGGCGTTGTTACTGGCTACTATTATGGTTACGTTTGCTGTGTCGGCTTTTGAATTAATTATATTATTTTTCCAAAGAAAAAGATATTTTCTAATTTTTGTTTTTTCTTTTTTATGGGCAATAGTTACTATTTTTTCAATGGTTTCCACAGTTGCAGGGCAATACAATGCCAGAATAGAAAAATTAAATACGCAATATAAACAAGAAAAACTTGTTACAGACAATGATAGAAAGTACAAAGAATATACTGAACAAAAAGAAGAGTTCTTGGATAGAAAAAAAATATTGACTAATGATATTAAACAACTGCAAAATATACTCGGACAATATGTAACCAAAGAAATGATTGAAGAAAATAAAAAACAATACACTAATTTTCGATGGAGGTTTTATCAGTCAAAAAAAGAACTTAATCAAATATCAAAAAAATTAAAAAATCTAAGAAAAAATACAAATATTAAAATCGTTAAAAAAAATTCGCCTGATTTTTATTTATGGATGTCAAGAATATTTAGGTGGAGAGCGGATATGATTCAATTTTGGCTATCTGTTTTTCCTGCTATGTTTATAGATCTTATTGCGCCAATTTCTTTTGCAATTGTAATGTTTGTTAGAAAAGGAGTCTAAAATGAAAAAAAAATATATTGTAATTTATAAATTATTTTTGGATACAGATTTATTGATATTATCAAAAATTGATTGGCACAAACCAGTAATTTTTGAAAGTAAAAAAGAAGCATTAGAAATAATTAAAAAAAGCTGTATCGATAAGTATATCTATGAAATTCTTGAAATAAAAATATAAGGAGAATAAAATGAAAAATTTATTTTTTAAAATAATTTCAAAACGAATTAATGATGCTATTGTGCTTGGAAAAAAAATTGGAAAAAAAATAGCTAGAAAAGAATTTTTAAAACAATTAAGACAAGAAAAATTTGAAATCAAAGAAGATTATGAACGAAAAGTAAAAGATTTAAAAAATTATTATGAACAAATAATAACAGAAAAAGAAAAAGAAGGACAGAAAACCAAAAAACAAATGTATGCAAATAGGAATGCGTATAAACAAATCAGAAAAAGGGAAATAAAATTAGATATATTATCTCAAGATATTGAAGATATATCTGAAGACATGATTATTAAAGTTCAAGAATCAATTCAACCTTTTCTGCGTTTTCTCTCTAAAATGGATCATGTGAAAAGAAGTTCAGATAAAAAAGATGTGAAAATATCAAAAATATTAGAGCTTTCCAGATAAAAATAACTTAACTTTTTTTACTTTCTTCTATATAATAGTATTAATTAAGAACAAAGGAAGAAAACACTATGCTTAAAAAATGTGATAAAAAAGATTGTATTTATTTCAAAGGAGAAAACAAAATGAAAGATATAAAAACAATAGCTAGTTATGGAAATGACACGATCTATCATGTTATTTCAGAATCTGGAAATAGTATAATATATGATTATTTTGTATACCAAAATGAAGAAGATTTTTGTTTTATGCCCTGTGAAAGTACATTTAGATTTCCTCAAAGATTAAATTTTTATGATATACCAAAAATAACAGTAAATTTTTATGATATACCAAAAATAACAGATAGTGCAGAGATGCTTAAACTTGCAGAAATAGAAAAATGTAATTCAGAAACATTAAAAGAATGTATCTCTACTATGTACCTGTTATTAAATGAGGATAAATAGTATGAAAACATTTGAAGAGAAAAAAGAATATATATGGAAAGATCCTGATTGGAAGAATTTTATTTTGACCAATTGCCTGGAATGGTTTGAAGATTTAAAAGAAAATAACAAATTTTTGTCAAAACCTTTTCCAAAGAATTTATCTTTTAAAGAGTTTCAGTTAATAAACGGTAAAAATACAATATTACATATTTTATATAATAAATTATTTTACTTTATAAGTAAAAAATAACTTGACTTTTCTTACTTTCTTTTATATATTAGTATTAGTTAATAAGAAATTAAAGAAAAAGAGAGGAAATTATGACAGAAATTAAAAGATTTGAAGTTGGTAAAGTATATAAATCTAATAGGTTTGACGAAAGCATTCTTATTTCAAAACGAACAGAAAAAACAATATGGTTCCATGAAAATTTTATTAGCGCCAGAATTTCGATTGAAAATAATGTCGAATGTATTTGTCCAAATATTGGTATGATTAGACCAACGTATAAAGCAATCTAAATTAAAAATAATATATATTTCAAAGGAGAAAACACTATGAATAAAATAATAATTTTTTTACTTTTAAGTATTTTTTCACTAAACTGTGAAATTGCTAATTTACCAGAAGTTGATATCAATGATTTAAAAATAGATATTCCAATAAAAAAATGGGAAAATGGAATAGTATATTATAAATTATATGATTTTAATGCTGATGAAATAACTTTGATTCGCAACTGTATGCATATTATAGAAGAAAAAAGCGGCTGTATTTCCTTCATTGAAAATAAAAATAAAAATATGGTTAAAATATTCAAAGGAAATATAAACTATTCTATAATAGGATATACCGAATATTCATATATAATTTTAAAAACAGCAAATAAAAGACACGTCAATCATGAGCTTATGCATTGCTTGGGATTTCAACACGAACATCAACGTCCAGACAGAAACAATTATATTACTATTAACTTTGAAAATATTATTGAAAATAATATAAATGAGTTTATTATTTTATTTGATAAAAATGAAAAATATATTTATGATCCTATTAAATATGAATATGATTATAAATCAATATTACATTATGATAAATATGCTTTTTCAAAAAATGGAGAAAAAACAATTGAAGCACCTGAGCAAATATATTATTCTGAATTATCAGAAATAGATATTATGAAAATACAAGATGTTTATAAATAAAGCAATTATTTTTTACTTTTTATTTATATTGGATAAAAATCAAACCTATACGTTCTTAATTCTTCTAAAGCCGTATCTATAAAAACTATGTCTGTTTCATTTAATGTAGTTAAAGCAGGGGTACTAATTCCACTAATACTTAATCCAGATCCAACTAAACTCCATGTACTACCATTAAATCTATACGTTCTTAATTTTTCTAAAGTCTCATCTATAAAAACAATGTCTGTTTCATTTAATGCAGCTAAAGCAGCGTTACCAATTCCACTAATACTTAATCCAGATCCAACTAAACTCCATGTACTACCATTAAATCTATACGTTTTTAATTCTTCTAAAATATAGTCTATAAAAACAATGTCTGTTTCATTTAATGTAGTTAAAGCAGGGATACTAATTCCACTAATACTTAATCCAGATCCAACTAAACTCCATGTACTACCATTAAATCTATACGTTTTTAATTCTTTTACATTATAGTCTATAAAAGCTATGTCTGTTTCATTTAATGCAGTTAAAGCAGGGGTACCAATTCCACTAATACTTAATCCAGATCCAACTAAACTCCATGTACTACCATTAAATCTATACGTTCTTAATTTTTCTAAAGCCGCATCTATAAAAACAATGTCTGTTTCATTTAATGCAGTTAAAGCAGGGGTACTACTTCCACTAATACTTAATCCAGATCCAACTAAACTCCATGTACTACCATTAAATCTATACGTTTTTAATTTTTCTACAGTAGAGTCTATAAAAGCTATGTCTGTTTCATTTAATGCAGCTAAAGCAGCGTTACCAATTCCACTAATACTTAATCCAGATCCAACTAATTGAGCACTTTTCCAGTTAACTTTTTCTAATATTTTATTTTTATCTTCATAACATTTTTGAATATTATGGCAAAATCCAAAAGGATTTGAATATGTAAATGGGTTGCCTCCGTCTAGTCCCTCTACTTTACAACCTATATAGGCAGCAGTTTCATTATGAGAACTTGTCGCAGACTCTTTAAATCCTGTCATAACTATATCTGATAAACGATTACTAATTCTACAATTTTCATATATAACAAAATCAGCATTTAATAAAAATGTATAATCTATTGGTGCAACAGAAGATCCTGGCGCAATTACAGATATGTTTTTCATCAGACAATAATCTGTGTTTGTTTCAATATAAAATTGGTTATCGTCTGGATTTAAATAAGCTCCATTATCTGCAAATAATTCAGAGCATTCATTTGTTTCCAGATATCCCCAACTATCACCATCACTTAAAAAAGAAGTACCTCCATAGCATAAATAACCACCTATTAAAAATCTTAATTGGATTTTCTTTATTCCATCTTTTATTTTATATTGATTTGCAGCTACTCTTTCAATTATTTCATTAAATCCTATTTGAGTAGAAACAATATAACAACTATTATGAATTATTGTTCCAATAATTGTTGGATTATTTACGCTATCCCATAATAGTTCGATACTAAGTTTTTTATTCCTATCTACCCCAAGTCCTTGAGTCAACCAAAGATGATCTGTTAAATTTAAAGCTGTAGCTGGGTCAAATTCAGGTACTGTAATTGTTGCATATGACATTTTATTCTCCTTACTTTATAGTCGTTAATATATTTTCATTTCCATCTGCCAATCTGTTTCCATTTCCATCTACAACATCATAGCCTTCTACAAGTGGTTGTACGCCACTCGGACTAAATTGCTCCAGATCAGATGAACTAATATCAGCATCTGTATTTATATAATATTTTGCATCATAAAATGGACGATAATATACATAAGTAGCTAAAAAAATACTTTGTATTATTGCAATAATTGTCTCTGGTTCACCACTAAATTGATTACCTGCTTTTGCTTTAATAGCATATCTGTAATCGGTGTCGTTTCTTCCCACCCTGTCCTCAGTAAAAATACTACCTAAAATATCAAGCTGAGCCCCAACAGCAACATCTATTTCAAATTCACTTCTAATTTCAAACAAAGCTGTTTCAATGTCTTGCGCTTTTTCATTACAGGCATTGATTAAAGCCTTAAATTTTGTACTGTCTTTGAATTGCTCAAGTAATAAATTAGTATTATCATATGTTTTTTCTGTTATTGAATAAGTTTCCATTTTATTTCTCTTCTATTATTTTTAATTCTTCTTTTGGTTCTTCTTTTGGTTCTTCTTTTGGTTCTTCTTTTGGTATATTTTGTTCGGCTATTTCAGTTTTTTGTTGCTTTGTAAGGTTTTTTTCTTCGATAGCATTTACAGGTATATCCTCACCAATTTTTTCTATTTTAATTTTTTCCCAGATATTATCAATTTTTTGGTAAATAACTTTTTTTCTATTATCTATTATTACATTGGCATTGATATCTATTACAGCATTGTCTCTATTATTGAATATTAGTTGTTTGATGTGTTCTCCGTCTTCATTGGTAACAAATTTACTATGGCTTTGAATATTAAAATATATAGCATTATTATAAATAATTTCTTGTCTTTGGGCAATAGGTAATTTTTTTAAGTCAATTCCTTTTTTTGCAAGTGATTTATAAGTTGCTTCTGCATCAATAAATAAATTTGCATTGTTGACAAAGGCAACAATTTTATATCCATCAATTTCAGTTGTTCTAATTACTTTCATGTTAATATCCTATTCCCCAGTTTATACCAGCGGAACTATCCCTTGTATTACTTCCTGATCTTCCTACACTACCTAAATAACCGGTATAGTATTGAGCATTAGCATTTACATTAGCAGCGCCAAAAGCTATGTCATGAGTCGGTGAGTCCGTGTCTATTGTCCAGAACTGTGTTGTTCCGCCAGCAGCAGTTCCATGATTATGTATTTCTAATTGATCTTCCTGTAATTCTCCAAGTTCATCAGGGCCAATTTTTATCCGTCCGTTTATAATTGCATCACCAACACCTTTCCAAGACAAGCCTCTGGCATCTGGTAGTACCATATATGTTCCGCTTGTACTTCTAGTTGTCCCACCTGCATCGCTTGTTTTATAAAAAGTTGCCGCAGTTGCATTATTTGCATCTCCGCAATACATTGCAGCACAAAATTTTTGATAGTCAGTTATTTCTATTACTTGACCAATTAAAAGTATGGTTCTATCACCAAAAACAGATGGTATATCATTTTTAAAATAACCTTCCAAATAGCCGATTCTTTGATCTGCTACAAAATCAAGAAAATAATCTTTCAATAATTCTAGTGTTAATTTTTTATCCCTACTGGCTCCAGTCCCTTGACTTAGCCATAATAAATCTGTTAGTGATGGAACAGTAGCTGCACTAAATTCTGGTACTGTAATTGTATCATATGACATTTTATTCTCCTTATGGTGTCAGGTCTTGAACTGTTATTCTATCAATTGCAAAATCTGCGTATTCCCTCAATTCAATTTCAATATTATCTTCTACATAAGCGGGTGTATCGCCTGGATTAGCTGTGCCGTCAATTTCAATTAGTATATCTTCAATGCCAGGCACTTCATAAATTGGTTGAGATAATCTTTGTCTGATAACATCTTTGCCAATTATCTGATTAAGCAAAGACCAAGCTACAATATTTGCTTTGATTAAATCATCGCCATTGCTTGGATATATTTCTTCACTATATAAATCTCTGGATACTCTTACATGCATGTAAATAGGTACTGGCCGACTAAATTTTATGGTTTGTAATTTTCCCTGACTGTCTGTGACTTCAATTTCAGTATTACCATAACTTTCTATCCCGCTTGGTTGCGTTTCCCATACCTGTTGCGCAATATCGTCTTCATCACCACCTACAACTACAACTTCAAAACTATGTGGGGGCAATCCGTTTGCATCTGTGGTTTCACCTCGGTTTGAAGTCATAGACACTTGAGTAACACCAACAACATTATTACTAATTGCTCTTACCATAGCATCATCGGTTGCATTCCCTGCAAACAATGTGCCTGCTCTTCTAATTCTGAAAGCAGGATCAAGTTCTTTATTACGCCCAGTAATTCCAGAACTTGGATTATTTACGCTATCCCAACCACTGACAGGTGTTACAATTGTATTTAAAGTGTTTGAACTTAATGGAATTTGTCCTGCCAATTCTGCTTGAAATGTTCCACTACTTCCTAATTTATCCAGGTCAATATTTGAAGTCCAGTCAATATCAAAATTATTGTGGTCAACGCTAACATCACTGATTGTTAATGTTGCTACATCTATAGCAACAGTGCCTGTAAAAACACCTGCTTCAATAAGTGTTTTTATTTCATCAGCAACTATAGCAGCAGTATCACTACCTACATCAGCTGTATAACTATATGGAATTGTGTCTATTGTAATTGTAAATACTTCTAAGTCTTCTGGGGTTTGTATTGTTAATTCTATTTCACGTGTAGCTACTTTTGTAATTGTAACTTCTTCTTGTAGCACATAACTCATATCAGCATAATCACCAATACTTTGTCTGACTTCTTTTCCAACATCAATAACAGTTCCTTCAGTGCCATAACACAGCACATTATATACAATTGTTTCTGTTGCACTTTGTCTTATTATACCTGTTTCGGCAGCAATTTTATCTAGTGATATTCCTTCGGCTGAATTTGGATCCCTACTATTATAAATTTCTTCTGCTCCATCAAATAAATCAGCTTCCCTTTGCGCAAATGAACCCACTAATTGACCAAATGCTCCAGATGGATCAAGGTCAATATCATCTCCAAATAATTCTTTAAAAATAGTCTCCCATTCAATTTTTAATTCTTCAAATGTTTTTTTATTAAAACCATTTTCATCTATAAAAAAACCCATTACTTTTCTCCTATACTATTACTATATTATAAAACAAATTCATTTTCAACTGCTTCACCTTCATCACTAATAACAATAAAATTTATTGTAAAAGTTCTGGTTTTTCCAATATAATCAATCTCAAATTTTTGTACTTTGTTTACTCCAACAATATTTTTTAAAATATTTAGATATAATGAATGTACTTCATCAATATCAACTTTCTTTTTTAAAACTTTTCCATAATGATCTATTCCACGTGTTTGTTCAGCAAACCATTCACCATAAAAAAACCGGAACTCATTTTCAATTCTTTGACTTAACCATTCTGTATTATTTTCAGTTAGTCTAAGATTGAAATTTTTTAATGTTAAATCATTTGTTGTTGGATCAAAATATAAATTTTTCATTTTTTCATTCCAATAATGTATCTATTCTGGTAATAATTTCTTGCACAGCTAATTGACTGCCTGGATCAAGCGTATATCCACCAGTTGTTGCTATTGATTTTACAGCATTTGCAAAATCAGCCAACACAGATTTTAAATTTTCTACTTTATTACTAATTTTTAATTTATTATTTACAGTACTTTCAATTGTTACGCTACTACTTGGAACAACTGAAAAAGGAAAAAGACCTGGCACACATATAGCATCAGTCAGAGAAAATCTTGAAACATCATCTGCATTAACTACTTGACCAATACTATTTAAAAAATTTCCAATACCTGTTTCAGCAAATAATAATAAACAATTGTCACCTTTTTTTATATTCCATAACAAAGAAAAATTTGAACCACTTGGAAACATAACCGGTACTTCACTAATGGCAGGGATTTCAACGTCACTTCCATTTTTAGTCTTTAATTTTATCAATGGTTTAACAGTTGCTTTTCTTTGTATTGAATCATATATATCTATTTTACCAGGCAAACAAGTATGTATATTTTCTGCCCTGCTCTTAAAAAATAAATCAAATATATCAACTGAATTTTCTGTCATAATTCAACCACCTCTCCTTCACAATTAAAATCATTTTCTCCATAATTATTACCAAAAAATTTTAGTTTATTTATCGCAAAAGTTGAATTTAAATAAAAAGTTTTGAATATAACTAGGCCATTTACCTGTAATTGTGGAATTAATAAAGAAGTAAATTTTAATTTCTTTTTAATTTCTTTCAATTTACTTTTTGATTTTATGCTTTGATTTTCTGATATTGATATATTTTCTATATTAAGCAGACCACCGCTATACGCCAAAACAACTACATTAAAAATACTTGTTTGATTTATTTGATGCAAAACAAGTTCATTATTATCTATATATAAATTTACTCCAAAACTTAGTAAAACATCTTTTA